CTGCCAAGAGATGATTGTATAGCTGGGTATTTAGTCTTTTGACGACTCTCTTGTAAGCTAAGAACGTCTCTAATTAAAGCAGGAGGTATATGAGGAATTCCTCCTTCTACAAAAGAAGGCGCGGAAGTCATCTGTCGAACAACTGCAGCAGCTAATACGGGTTCCTTAGAAAGATATGGACTTGCTCTGTGTATAACACCAAACATTTGTCTTGCTCTTGGATCCTCTTTCAGGGTGGGGTCGGCCTTAAGCATTCGTTTGTATTGACGCTCTCGTCCTAATACACGAGTTCCTTCGTAAGCTGAACCTGCTCCATGTGTGATCAATCCTTGCGCACTCCCCACTAAAGCGGCGCCGGCTGCCAGGCTAGCGCCAATCCCGAGTGCTTCCTTTGATTTAAGTCCTTTCAAGGCACTCCAGATACCTTTTAATTTACCGGCGGATGCGATCTTACTAAGGTACAGTTCTCCACTTTTGCCATAGACATCTAAAGAAGTGCTCGACACTTCTTTTTGTTTTCGTAAGAGAACAGATGCGATTTTCTGTGTCTGCTTTATCTCATCTAAATCAAAAGCATATTTTTGGTATTGAGGCATAAGTTTCCTCGGAGTTAATTGCTGCACCTTCTGCTGCGTTATGTTCTTGGCCCTGTCCTTGTGCTTTTTACCTGCATGAGCTACGCCCGCCAGGGTACTTGGCAAGAAGACGCCACCCATAATAGCAGTAACTGGGTGCTTAGCTGCTAACCCCAATGCACCTTTCCCTATGCTACCAACAATACCTGCTGATTTTGGAAAGACTTCATCTTCCATCAATTACCCCGAAGCTTATCTCGTAAGGTTCCACTCACACGACGATTCTCATCTTCTAATGCATCTCTAGCTTTGATTGCTCTATGGTATGCATAAGCAAGTTTCTCATACTTTGCTGCTGCTTTCAAAAGAGGATGATCAGAATCGACAACGACTGCATGAGATAGCTTTTCAAGTTCAACTGATGGGTTGATTTTTACTCCCTCGGAACGTAGACGATCTGCAGAAGTTTTCATGATCTCCTCAGCAAAGGAAGGAGAATCAACAACATTACAAATAGCCTGAGCTATTTGTACAATTCCGTGATCAAATTTCAGATGAGCCTGTTTAACTAGATCATAAAATTCTACGTCCACATCACGCAATGCATATGCGAGCTTATCTGTGCTATAGCGCATAGTGTCGCTAGCAGCTTTTAGCGTTTCTTTTGTGCTCTCAAGATCTGCGTGTGGGTTTAGTGAAGGGTAGGACCCGCCCTCGGAAGCAAAGGCTGCTTCTAGATCGGCAGAATCTGGCAACTCGCCTTTGGGCGGGTCCTTTAAATAATCCATATTTGGCGCTTCAATCTCTTCCGCTTTTTCAGAGACCGACTCAATAACAGAATCTGCGTCGGCAGGAGAAAAGTGTGTATCGCGCTTACCGCCTTCATGAAACATCTCATTCCAAGTAGACTGGTTAGCGGACTCCGAAATCCTTCGGATTTGATCTTTATTAAGATCCCCCTCCTCACGAACTATCTTTTCTACTGCGCCGGACAAAGAATTCACTTCTCCCCGTGTATACGCACCAGCTGCTCGTTTACCAAGTAACTTAAGCTGGTCCGATGAACCTCGTCGACGTGGCACATTTGCGAGTTTTTCCAAAAAGTCCATTCTGTTCTCTCCGCACTTATGATGTTTTACCACGTCAAGAAGCTAAGTGATGATCCGTTTAACGTGTTATCTTTACTGCGATGCAAGGGTTCCATACCAAGTCAGAAGCCGCCAATATTTTGGGAGTCTCCACGAGGACCGTGGGGAACTATATCCAGAACGGTAAGATACGCAAAATCTATAATCAAGGGCGAGTCTACATCCCACAAGAGGACATTGAAGCACTCTACATGAGCAAGACGCAAGACCTCGCTCCAAGTAGAGAGGAATTTAGTCAACTTAAAGAGGATGTGAAGAGGCTAGAAAGAGCGGTTGAACTTCTAAAGTCTGGTTTAGGTTTCGGGGCGAGGAAGCCTCAAAAAACAGAGGCAGACCTCTTGATGTTCCGGCATACCATCATGAACGAATTGTCACGACCTGGTTGGTCTGCCAAAAAGATGATGGAAATAGCAGATGAACTTGTCTGTATACGAGAAGAAGATATTGAACTTCTATGCAAAACAAAAGGGGATCGTGCATGGATCCCAATGTTTGACCTTGTGCGCAGAATGCTTCGCTATGTTGAAGCTAACAACTCCTATCCATCGAATGGAATGGATGTCCTTCACTCCAGACTTCTTACCGCACAAGAAAGAGTGTATGGACTTATATATTCTGCTACGAAATTACCCACAGAACTTCCCTACGACAGGGCAAACGTTCTACTAGATCAAGTAAAAATAAGACCCGGGGCCATTGAAAAGTTTATAGCAGGATTTATCGCTACAAACGCCCAAAAGTGAAAATACCCAGGTTTTTCCTACATAAGTTGAATGAGGAAGGGAAATGTAACCCCCCTTCTAAGGAGGACTTATGCCTGGTGAGAAAGGTAAAGAATTGACGCCGGCCCAAAAGGGCGCGGTAACGAGGGCGGCCAATAAGGCCGCGGGGATTCGAGAAATGATGGTCGAAGCCGTCATGGAGGGCTGTGAAAGGTCCTTCTTACTGGCGGGCGAGGAGGGGATTGTCCTCCCCGAATTGTCAGGGATTCCAGAGAGACTGGAGTCCATCGAGAAAAGTTTGGATGAGTTAAAAAATCGCGCCATTGGCGCACAACAACAGAACGGCGCCGTTTCCGGCGCCGAAGGAGATGAGATGAGCAAGGATGAAAATATAGTGGAAGTAATTGATACGCAGGCAGCCGACAGCTGGCTCCCCGCGCCAATGGCGCAACCGAAAAGGACCGCCGTTACGGTGGTCGTTGGGATTGTCGTTGGTGTCGTTGGAACAATCAGCTTCGGCTGGTTGTTCAGTGGAAAGAAATCCTCCTCCTCGGAGGACGTCGCTGACATCGGCGGCGGCGATGTCGAGTTAAGAATCATGGAGGGGGGAGGCCTCTAGAGGCCTACCTCCGTGGTGGTGGGGGTGTATAGTCGGATCGACTATACACCCTTTTTTCGCCCTAAACCTGGCGCGTTTAAATCAGGACGTCTTCGCTCAAACTGGGATGCTAAGAGGGCGTAACAGCAAGTATGTAAGAAGTCATCCGGAACACCTTTGGGGTGATCAAACTTCAACGAACGTGACCTCTCGGAATACTCCGAGTAGACGGCTAAGATATCCATAGCAAAATCTTCCATCTGATCCCAATTCACAAAAGCAATACCACCAGAAACTGGACCACGTTTAATAAGACTAAAAACATCTTGAAGCACACGGGTCCTATGTGTGATGAACTTACACCCGTGCTTATCCCATTTCACCTTTTCTTTCTGCCCATGCGAGTGGTAATAAAGGGCTACTTTATGTGCACCAAACGCTTTCTGTAGTTGTGCATTTGAGTAAAAGCCGAAACCCCAGTCACAGCCAATTCTTGTGACACTAAACTTTCTACACCACCGCACTATATCCTTTACGGAGTGGTCTGGGTCGGCCTCTATTCCTTCGTACTTCTTAGCAAAGAGTAAACGAAACCTTCCTTCGAGATCATAATTCCATATAGAGAGAATCGTGAAGCTCTCACCGCCCGTTCCCCAGTCAACGCCTGCCCAGGAAGGGGCACTGCAGATACCACTGCTAGGCTCGAGAACAAGGTCATAGTTAGAGATGGCGCAGCGTCTAACCTCTTCATACGTAACCGGCTTTGTCCCCTGGTCATACGAACGTGCCATGACCTCATTAGCAAACTTGGGCCGAGGATACCTTTTTCGTTTATCTAAAAGGCCTCGCCACATCCGAGTAAATATCTCGGAGTTCTCTGCGTTGGCATAGATTACAATCGGCTGGGGTAAGCGAAATCCTTCCCACTCCTGATTCTCTCTGCCAGTGCGTATCCAACGAGCCTTCTCTCCCGTTGGGTCTAGTCGGTGCCCGCATCTACCCCCAGATGTATTCTTTATGCATATAAGGCCGGTGGGTCCGATGTTGTCTTCCTCGATCGTGGACCATTTGCCACATCCATCACAGCGCACCATCCACTCATTCTGCGTAGAGAACCGGGACCAATAGAACTCAAGTGGATTATCAAAAGTCTTAGGGGTGCCTGAATAAATTGATATGGGCCCATTCTCTATTTCACAATGGAATAGAGTCTCCTCGATAACAGGAAGGAAATCTGTAACGATATCCTGGAGCTCGTCTACTCCCAATAAATCAGCGGCAATACCACGAACCCTGTCAGGGTTTTTATAAACGGACCTGAGTAGGATCTTCGATTTGTTCTTCCATCGCTTCGTTTGAACATTTTGAACCTGTCTATCCCCTCCAGGAACTAACCCTGCAAGTTGTTTGAGAACTGGGCTGTCCTCAATTACAGCTCGTAATCTTTCATCAGAGAATTCACGCATTTGCTCGGAAGACGCAGTGACGTACAGTGCCCTAAGATAAGGAATAAGATTTGCCAAAGAGAGATTCATGTTGCCGATCGTCGTGCTTTTTTCACACTGTCGCCCGAAGATCAGGAGCAACTTTCTTCTCATGTTTCCGTCTGCCTGGGACGTTACCGGCATATTATAAATCGGCCATAGCCACGGACGTTTGTCTAACGAAAGAGGCTCTCCTTTATGTCGTATAGAAAACTCCGCCATCTCAAGTGGAGTAAGATCTACTGCAGTATTTAAATGTAATGGAATAACTCGTGCCAATTTCTAACCTAGACCTAGATCCTCTACTCCAAACCTTAACAAAAATAAGTCACGGCCGTATTCTTGCTGCAGCTGAAATTATGAGGGAGGGGGATATTACCATCGCAAGAATCCCAATTAAATACTTTCATCAAGAGGACAAAACAGACAAGTCAATACGCCGTTTTATCTCTGATTGGATCAAAAGACATTGTAAGAATACGGCTGTAGATGCCAGGATTGAAAAGTTCCCTCCGGGTATCACATGGGATGACGACGATAACGGTGACCAAACTTTAATCCAGGGCGCGCTTAAGGTTTCTTGGTGGCCTAAACCCCATGAAACCGAATTTGAACAGTGGAATAGACTTCGTCATACACCAAAGGTTGCAGAATCATAAGCAACCAAAAATGCATCATCCGGCCCGATGGGTGATGGGCCTACCGAAAGACTACTGGCATCATGTGCATTATTCTTTACAGCACGCCACAATCCATTAGCGGTATTCGCATTAACGATATTGTTATCTAGGGTAACGTTATTATCATCCGTCTTAACTAGCACCAGAAACGTTGTCGCAGTTGACTCCCCCGATATATAGAAGCGATCACCTACAACTACATCTGCAAAACCCCCATTCCCTGTAGAGTCTTGTAAGTTAGGACTAGCGGCCGTGTTTGTTCCTTGAGAGCCGGAAGACACTGGCGTTCCACGCAGAAAGTCAGCGAGATTCTGCACTCCGGTAATTTTTCTTGTGATAATCATAAGGACTTCCTCACCGCTTGTTCTACGTGCGTGAACACTTCATTCTTTAGGAATCGGTCACACATCGGATTAGTTGCCCACCCTACCACACGAACGTAGTAAGTCTCACGCGGTTTTGCTTCCTTGTCAGTACTTTCTCCATATCGAAGAAGTGCCAAGGACTCACGCGGGCTTGTGTACTCTGCTCGGACATCTGCGTCATCGGGCAAAACTGCACGAAAACCATTCTCGAGTGCTTTGCCGAACAACTCCGGCTCTGCTCCATCCACAAACCACGTCCCCTGAGAGGGTGGCCAGAAATGGTAAATAATATCATTTCCCTGATCTGCATACTCAACGTCAAAGAATACGCATTGCTTTGTATCAAACTTTAACGCCAGCCCATTATCGGGAAGGGAATTTTCGGACATTGTCGACCTCCTTAAAATCTATATCTATAGGTCCTTCTTCTAACTCGTCCAGTGATGGAATAGCTCCTGCTCGTTTTACCATACGAAGCTTAAATGCCTGTGCATCTTTTCGCATGGTAGTACTCTCTACCTCTTGTGAGATCTCCTCTCTACGTTCGGCAGCGACTGCTGCTTGTCGGAATAATGCGGCCAGGCCGATCGCGCGTTGGCCACTACACTCTCCTCCAGATCGTCGAGTAGCCTGTACTTGCTGATTTGTGAACGCGATAAAATTATCAATGAGCTCCATCTCGTCAACACGTTGACGTAAACCAAGCATTCCATAAGTAGTAGCGATCTCCCCCGCCAAGGCCGGAAGAAGTTCTTTACGTTCTTCGTTGGCTTCCATAAAATCCCAGAGGCCTCCCTGGGACATCTCGCCAAGATTCCAGTACAGATAATAAAAGGTCTCCAGATTCGGTATTGAGGGAACAAGCTTCTCTGGATGCTTCAACAATAACTCGGTCCTGGCGCGTTCTACTACCCCATGAACAGCAACAAGCGCCTCAAAGTCCTTCCGCACAGTTCCTGCGTGTAAGAACTTGTCCGCCATCCGAACCTGTGGCGTATTCTTCCACGCATCGTGTAGTCCTCGGTCTCGGAGCCACCTACGAAACGTAACATTCTTGTAATTGTAGTGCGGTTCCCAGCTATTGGGAGGATCTCCTAGTTCTGCCGAGAGTGCCTGGAGTGAGTCCTCAGTTGGAACCATCAGGTACCTTGCCGTACACGAAGCGGCAATCTCATAAGAGGTAAACCTCTTTGAGAGCAGATACATAAGGTATCTACGGTGTGGGTACTCCATTAAGTTTTCCTCTTAAACCAATTACGGGGATCAACCGTTTCCTTAGTTTTTTTCGTGGCACCAGACACAGCCCCCTCACCGAATTCTTGGCCCGCCGCACGACTTACTCCCCTCGCCTCTTCGCGCAACGCACTAGATAATGCCTTACGCCACTTGGGTATATTCTTTATAAGACTTCGCGTACCTATTCCTCCGGCTGTGGCGGCCCCAGCGCCCACAAGAGCCGAAGCCAATAAAGCATCTCTGTTAAGCTTTTTACGCCTTTTAGCGGCAGCAGCAGGAGGCATACGTCCTGTATAAGCCAGCGCCTGGTTCAGCTGCTTTTGCTTTTTTTGCGACGACTTAACTCCTGCTAACGTCGCTAAAAGAGACGCGGTTCCCAAAGAGCCCCCCACAGCTACGGGTGCACTAAGAGCTATCTTCTCTAGCTCATCATAAAAGTATTCAACGGTTGGAATAGACAGATGCATAGCGACCTACTGTATTTTGGACTGCAAAGAACGTAGACCGTTAATAACCATATTCACCTGAACCATGGCATTTTTGGTCGCGGCCTCTCTCACATCGTCCATCCCGAGGCGGGAAGCTACTAACAATTCAGCCAGGCGGCTCGAGGTCTTTTCAAGATCTGGAAGGTAGTCTACATAAATAGCGGTATTTTCTGGTGTAACGAAGCCTAAAGACAAGACAGCATCTGCTGTCTCTTTATCCATAATCACAGACGCTTCCTTTACTAAATCAACCCGAAGATTCGGAAGAGATCGCAAATGGGAAGCAACCTTGCTCATTGCAGCAACTTTTAGATCGTCCTCGGAAACAACGCGACGTGTATGAGCGACCTTTGCCACTCCTTTTCGCGACGCAGTTTTCATTACACTATGAGCTTGCAGATCAGTCAGCCCCAAAGTCGCCAAAGAAAACTCGGTGTCTACAGAATCCATAGATCTTCCAAACACACTTGCATTGCGTCCCCTAAAAGAAAATGTCGTTCCATCTGACAGAACATCGATCATGTCAGCCGACGCAATTTTAATGGACTCCAGTTCCTGCGCTTCCTGAGAATCACGAGGAAGTGATATCTGTTCTCCCTTTAAAGGAACCCACTGGAAAGAGGAGGGGAGTGCTACTTCGTCATCTCCGAGTCTCGCAATCTTCTGGAGCCCCTTCACGAGAGTAATCCTAACAGGAAGCCCAGTAGACAAGATAGTTCCATGAATATGGGCAACCTTCTCTTTTCCGTCATCAATAGAAGATTTAACGTCTACTCTTATAGGCTCTGTAGCCATCGCCTTGGGGCCTGACTGGTAAACAAATACGCCACGACCCCTAGGAGGTACATCCTCGAGGTGAACGTCTTCAACGAAGACGCCCGCCACCTTCTCTTGCAAAGCGTGAGACGTGCCAGATGAAAAAATCTGTAGGTCTAGAGGTCGCTCGTCAAAACTAATCATTCTAGGGATAACAACCCCTTCAATTTGTTTCCCGCCGGCCCATACACGATACACGCCAGTTCTGTTAGCTTCCTGCGCAACCTTTTCCGTTAAGTTCCCATGAACGACGGGATCTACTGTTACGGTCAGAATTCCGTTCTCTTGTAGCTTCTCAAAGGATTCTTCCGACAGCATCTTTTGTGCAGTGAACCTACTCACAAAAGACTCTTGTGGTCGATAGCACTTATGATTAGCAGTCTTAACCTGGAACCCCGTTCCTTTAGAGATAAACTGAACGGCTGTAGGCTTTGTGATAGACCTACGGTAGCCTTGCATAGCAGCTGCAGTTTTTTCTTTCACGGTCAGAATACACTCTGCAGCTTCTTTAAGATGCCCACGAGTTAAAAACGCATGGCGAAGAGCGGCATCATCAAGCAAAGCACCCTTAAATGACTCCACATCTTCATCTCTAAATGTAGGGGAGACTGCTTCCAACAGAGTGGGACGCACAGAGGCAGATTTATTAATACTCCCGCTTCTCCAATACTGGTCATCCGCAGGAGGACGTAATTGTCCCGCCAAGGGGACCGAACCAAATCCACCTTTAGGTGCAGGTCCTTTAAATGTGTCAGGACGGAAAAGGATTTCTTCTACCTTTTCCTCATCCATAGGATACGCAAGCTTCTCATACATATAAGTGTCTAGAGGAGAAAGATCGCGGCTCCGTATAATCAGCGGCACCGATAAGATACGCTTCTGTTCAGCCGCGGCGCTTTTCTTCATCTGCGCCGGGTAGATAACCATCTTACCTACCGCGTACCCCCTTGCTGAGTCTACGTTCTCGAGGTCAACTTCAACCTCATGCGATTTCAGCCATGGAAGCTGTTTATATGCATTTTTAATGATCTCGACTGGCCAAATATCTACATCATCCTCAAGGCGAGAACCGGCTGCAGTTTTTTCGAAGGATATCTTAGCTGCCTGAAAAAGTGGTTGTTCCATTCTTACTTCCTACGGGAAAAGGTCGTCATATTGGTCTTTAAGGTTTTGTGCACGAACAGTCACATCAGATGTAAGAGTATCGATTTGCAAACCACAAAACTGCAGGAACGAATCTAATGCATTTTGAGGGTCTGATGCAGTTGCTATAGCAACTGCCCCCGCTACAATACCACGGGTACCGAATGCTGGCCCGGGAGGAGAAGATCCGTCATCATAAAGAGTGGCGCTAATTGCGCGTTTAATAAAGGTATCAAAGCCGCCAGTTTGTGCAGGAAGCAAAAGAATATAAGCCCCTGTAAAGAAGTCTAGTACGTCAATGATCGTCTCTAGAATAACTTCTATTCGCTGAACTGCGTCTGTTAATACCTCTGTCTTACGTCTTAAAAGATCTGCCAGTCTAGAAACTACCTCGGCAGACGAGGGCGCGGTTTTCAGTCCATCTGTAATCTGCTTAAGCACGGCAAATATATCTCCTAAGGAGGGGATTAAACTTGCTAGGGGAATAGAGATCCATTTGGGGTAAGCACCCCTTGTAGGAATAAAGACCGTAAAATCAAAAGTATCCTGGGGAGCCAACCCTGTAGATTGCTGAATGCCTGCTAATATCTCTTCAGCAGTAGTACCTAAACTATCTCTAGAGAAGGGAGACATCATAGTAGGGCCTAGTCTAGAGACTGCTTTAAGACCCTCTGTAGCACTACCAAAAATATCGGTCTCTAGAAGATTTGAAAAATCAGAGAAGTCTGCAAAAGTCTTATAGATACTTTTCAGGCTAGAGATATCCCCGCTCTCTGTTACCCCATTAAGAAAAATAACCCCTGAAACAGACGTACTATCATCTGTTATGGGGCGAAAAGGATCAGAGGGATCTTTTGCAGACGATGCTACCTCCATAAGCCAGCCTTCTAATCCAGTGCCTTGCCAGGGAAGAGCTCCGCTCTTATCGAAATCTTTAAATTCCCACTCTGGGTTCCAGTGAACATTCGTGTGAACTGTAAACGCTACGTTATTTTCTAGTAAGTCGAGGATAGCAGTCTGCAGCGTCTTAACTGCACTATCTAAAGTTGATTTAATAGCATTTACACCATCCACAATAAGCCGTGAAACTACTTTCAACGCAGTGGCTACTACCCCTAAAAAATCAGAGAGAGTCTGAACTACGTCGGAAGAAACTCCAACTAACGTAGTTACTTGATCAAAGTTTACCTCTGATCCTAGTCTAACCCAGCTATCCGCCATTCTTTGCCTCTAAGTCTGCTGCATATTTTCGTAGGTCCGCCTCTTGAGCCTTTACGTCATTTATCTGACGAAGAATGTCTTTTTTGAGCTTTTTAAGATCCTCTTGGAGCGCACGAATAGGCGCATCATCCGGAATCTGTGCTTTGGTCCATCCACTCATAAGAATCCTCCGCTATTAGAGACACCCGTAATCGGGGCAGGAACTGTAGTGGTTCCAGTGTAAACTACTTCGGCTGAAATGGAAGCAATCCCCTTTGCCAAGGCTTCCGCATACACGGGAAGCTGATCTCCTAATGTTTGATTAAGGGGCTGCCCTGGAATATCGTCCCTACAAAACACCCCTGTAGCCTGAAACGCAACAGGAAGGGCAGTATTTAAAAGACCCAATGCGGCGCTTTCTAGACTAACATTGGCAACAGGATTTACTACTCCAATGCCCGTTCCCATAGTAAGGTTTTCTGCCATCATAAGAATAGCGGACTGCGAGAAGATGCGTAAGGGAGCTACTATAAAAGAAACAGCAACTCCATTTGCTTCTTTCCCCTTCCATCCCTGTGTTTGAAGAAAGTAATTCTTCGCTAATCCCGTATTAAAAGAAAAAGATGCGGGAGTCGGGACACCTGGCACATCGGCAGTACCTGCCCCGATATCATTTATTACGAGCTGACCTAATGTCTCAATGAGCCCTGTACACAACGCACTTATAAACTTCTCGGACGGGTTATGAGGAGAAACCCCAGTGTCAGAATTAGTACGCGTAACGCCCGCGGAGTCTGGGTAACGAGATAAGTGGTCTGCATAAACAGCGCTAGAAAGAGCAACAGCATCGAGAGGCATTACGTCGGGTCCGGTATAAAAACAGGAGGGATCGCAGCAGGACCAGGAACCCCTCCAGCAGCGACAGAGGTACTACCCAAAAGAGGGATACCGGTAACAAAATCTACGGGATGAGTCAGTGTTGTAATTACAGCCCCTCCTGCCGGAGGACCGATAGAAACAGACCCCTTTTGATCTAGAATAATGCTCCCGGCTTTAGTAGATATCTTAATCCCTGTGCCATTTACTTCCATCGTGGTAGCATTTGCTGTTTTCACTAGGACAGTGCCGCTCGGCTTCAATAAGACCTCTGTAGGCGAACTAGACGCTACCCCTCCCGAGGTGAAGCGGGCCTTCCCTAGTTTGTTGTGTATCTGCAATAGACCCTGTGTAACAGACAGATTTGCGCCCGTGCCGTCTGCCTGGGAGTTAGCCACCTCAACCGTCCAAGTCCCCCCTACTACCGAAGTATCGCCAAAAGTAGTGCTGACGTGTCTATCATCTCCGATTTCCTGGGTAACAGCACCCGTTACCGACTCCAGTTGAGAGCCACTTATAGTGCGTTTTTCCTCTCCTTTAATTTCCTTCTCAAGAGACCCTATTACTTTCGTTACCTTACCCGTAACCTTATAGGTCTCATTGCCTCCTACCTCTATAGACCGCTCACCCGTCACTTTTAACGTGTCACTTTGGCTGATAGTGACGGAACGATTACCGTAGTTTGCCTTGTATAAACCTAAAACTTCCTCTGTAAGACTACTGCTATTTTCATGGCGACTGCCGTTTACCGCCGAGATTACATTGCCATGAGCATATGTTTGTGCATTACCGTCCTTATCAATCCACACTCGATAGCGTTTGTTTATAAGAACTCGGGCAACTATCTTCCCCAGTAAAGCCCCCGCTACCCGATCATCATCCTCTTCGGCAATCCGTCCTAAGCCCACATCGATAATGGGGTCTTCTTCGGCAAACTCTTTAACTTGTAAGCGCAGCTCAACGGGAGACTTATCTGTTCCGTGAGAGTCATCCTCTCGCCTAGACCGAAAGGAAAACTTACCTCCTGTAGTGTCCAACGTATAGTTTTCCACTAGGTCTATGATTGAGTTTGCGATCGGTATGTAAAGACGTTGTGCGTTTTGTGTCGCGCCAATCTCTATAACCCCTCCCTTTCTTAATATGATAAAGTTCCCTTCGGATGACGAGAGGACCTGGTCTCCCTCATTAACGACTGGACGATTCATACGATAGTCATTTGGGTCCTCCGAATCGTCTCCCGCATCAGTTTGTTTAGGTACCGGAGCGGCCCCTAAAATAAACGGCGTCCGGGCTGAGGAAGGCTTCATTAACCAGACAACTGTATTCACTTCCGGCTGCCAATACATTCCGCCGCCGGATGAGTTTAGGTACATGGGCATGGCCGCTATCCCATCGTGAACCCCTCCCTGTAGGTCAACTACAGTGCAGGTATACTTTACTTTGTCCACCGAGGTAATGCGTCCTTTAAGGACTTTGACATTGCCGTCTCGAGAATAGATTGCCATCAGTACTGCCCCTTCCACTCCGGGCCAAGGGCTTTCTTACCACGACCAAATTCAGTTGCTTTAGCGATACCAGGAATCGGGTGAAATCCATGGATATTACTACTCCACCCCTCCCGTGCCGCCTGTGTAAGGGTACTACTCAATCGCTGGAAGTTCAGGCGAGCTATCCAGTCCTCCTGCATTTCCAGTGGAAGGATGTCAACTCCCTTTAAAACAGGTGTATGAAGGACGGGAGGCCCCTTTGTTTTCTTATTCCACCCCTTCACTACGGACGTGGGTCGCATATCTCCTATAATCCAATCTGGGTGCGTTCCCGGATCATCTATATGCGTGACGTTTGTTAATGACTTCACTACTACCTCAACATTCCTGCGTCTTACAGGGACCGCGGTAGATAAGACGCGTTGAAGTTCTGACGCAATATAATCTTGTACTGATTCTATGCCCTTAAGGGGTAGCAAATCGCGCGGGTCTATAACTCCATTAGAAAGAGGCTCTCCTTTGTCTACAGTATCTCGTAGCTTTACAGTTCTCTTCTGATTTCCTGGTACATAGTGGGTCACTTTATTGATGGTGACGTATTCCCCTCCTTGAGGGGCTCTTTGTACCTTAGAAACTACGCCACCTGTTAACGCTAGTGGAGCTGCGTCTTTCACTGTTTTGGGTAAGCGGAGAACGTTTCTAAGGCGCTCAAAAGTACCCTGACTCTTCGCACCAAGGCCTTTGGCCAGGCCTCCCGTGTGGAAGACGTTCATACTAAGCTGGGTAGCCGGCTCGCCAATAGACTGCCCTGCCATGATTCCTACATTATCGCCAATAGAATGGTCAGACCCTCCCGAAGCTAATCCCATACAGGTTTTACACACTCCATGGTCAGACTCGCACCTAAGAGGGGAACGAACAAATAAACGTTTCCTTTTAGCTCCCTTCGCCGCGGCTAACATATTGGGTGTTACCAAAGAGCCTGCTTTGTAGGAAGCTCCCGCTAGCCGAGCTCCCTTTGCTAGTTTTCGGTCGGTGATGTCTGCATTGTCTACGTCCAACCAGATGCCCCCGGACGTCTTACAGTCCTTTTCCGTCACAAGCATATTCATGGTCGAATTCATGATTTGCTTGGACAAGTAGCCAGGATCACGAACTCCTTGGACCTTTTGGATAGTACCTTTCCTCGCACCGTGTAGTGATGTCCAATAAGACGCTATATCCATCCCTTCGGAGTAAGACCGAGGAATGAGGTAAGGAACTACTCGATCCTTAGCATCCATCACCAGAACGGGAGAGCTGACAATCTGTTTTAACTGAACAGGCTTTCCTCTAGACCCAGAGGTGACCATACGAGAAATATTTGTAGGGTTCTTCTGTAAGTGTTCATTATTGAGCCTGTCTAACTCTGCATTGACCATCTGGAATATTTTAACAATCTTGGCATCTTTGGTTTTTTGCGTGAAACGCGTGTTCTTTCTTATAGCAGACGCCCTTTCCTCAGCCTTCTGCATCAAACCATCCCGAACACTCTTATTGATAACAGAAAAGTCGTCGAGCCCAATAGAAAACCCCAGATCGGTACTGTAAGTATTTCCGATATCTTTAAGAGGATTAACTACCTCTCCAAAGGACTTAGGATGCTTCTTTGCGACGTAGGTTAGAACTTTTTTAACGTATGCCTTGTCAAATACCCTCATCTTATTGACCGAACGTTTTCCCGTCTCCTGTAGTTCCTTCGGCAACACGGCTTCTAATTTTAAACGGCCGGCTGTTGTCTCTGTATTGCCGATCTTTACGATGTCGGTATTCTTAATGTCACCGCGACGAGCTGCAGCCAATACATCGGAAGCCCCCTTGTATACCTTATTTGTCTTCTTACCCGGTAACGAGAGAAGATAAAGCCCCAAAAGAGACTCATGGCCCGGCATATACATGACGGCGCCGGTCGTCGGATTAAATAAGTTATTGCTCGGAAATAGCTTTGTTGCCTCTTTCACCGCCTTTTCTCTAATGGGAAGATACACAGCCATAGCGTCCCCATCAAAATCAGCATTGTAGCCCCCGGTTACAAGAGGATGGATCTCGATCGCTTTCCCTTTTACAAGACGAGGTTTAAAGGCCATTATATTAAACTTATGGAGTGCTGGGTCGCGCTTTAGGAAGATAGGACGGTCTCCCATTGCCCTAGTAAGGGCTTTCTCTGCTACAGGAGATCTCTCTGTTACTTCATCTCCTGCGTCTAGCATTTTGTAACCCTGCCGAACAAGTTCACGCTCAATGAAAGGACGATATATAGACCATGCCATCTCTTCGGGTAAACCAAGCTCGTCTATCCCCATTCGAGGCTCGGGAGTAATAATGGAACGTCCACTAAAATCCTGCCTACGCTTTAAAAGCCGCTTTTGAAAATAGCCATGCTTGGCTCCTCCTGTACTATCTCCATGCACAGGATTTCTTGTCTTGCCTGAAATGATATCCAAAATTCCCTTATAGCCACCTGCCTCTTTCCGCGTAAGGCTACCCCCAAGGCCCGTTAATGCCTTAAGCCCGTCATAAAGCTCTCCCCGCAATTCGGCTAGATGCTTATCGGTTATGCCCAAGCCTTTCGTGGTAGTTAGCGCCTCATTAACTGCCGCCAAATCCTTATAAAGACCGTTCAAGTCATTACTAGATAAGCTTCCCCCTTCTTTAGCAATAAGGGGCCTAAAGATAGGAGGAAGAACCGGAACAGATTTCATCATATAAACAGTCGGCGCTAAATCATTTTTATCGAGTGCCTTTAAAATACGTAAGCGTGCATGAAGTCGCGGACGTCCCGATTTTGATGCAGTAGAAAGTTTAGTTTCTACCTCGGCGATCTCCTTCTTCACATCAACGGATTTCAACATACTTTCAATAGCTGCACCACCTCTCTTACCATTGACTTCTACCTCTCCCTTCACAATATTTTTGTAGCGAGATGCAGTAACTCCCAAGAGTTTCTTAATAGCGTCTTCAAAAAGAGGATTAGGCATACTTTCTGCGAGTTTAAAATGCGCCCACTTACGTCCGTCCATGCCGCCAGTAATCTTTTCATCAAATAAGCCTCCTGGGATAGGCTTATTATCTTTCCCCCGTATGACGAGTCCTGGGTCTTTAAGTTCTCCCGAAGATAGCGTCTGTACTTGATTCTCCGTAAAGGGGACAAGCATTAAATGGTTGCCCTCCTTCTTCACATTCACTCTCATCGCGTTTAGGTAGTTTAAGAACTTGTCGTATGCGAATGGAACTTTAGGCGGGGGAAGAGGCGTCCCCTCTCGAATAGCATCCCAGAGGTCCTCATTTCTACCAGACTTGTACGCAAACATCTCGTGTAGATTCTCACGAGCTCCGTGGGCCAGCATGGCATAAAGACCCAATTCCCCAAGGGTCTGCCCTCCATGAGGAGCCCCGCCCGCTGGAGAATGATTAACGTCGTAATGCGACCCAGGTCCGCCTGTTCCGGACCTGGCCGAGACCTTCTTACCTACTTGGTGCTTTAGCTTTAGAATATATTGCTGGCCCACGAGAACCTTTTGACCATAAGGTTTCTCCGTTGTCGGATTAATCAATACATCTTTGTCTTGTAATCCTGCCGCTTTAAGCTCCCCCTTTAAGGACTCTAGATAATCTTTCCCTGGCTCAAAGTTCCGCACTTTGTATACCTTGCCCCTCTCCGCAGCTATCTTTCCTGCGACAGTTTCAAGGATCTGGCCGAGGTTAATACGTCCAGGAACTCCGAGTGGATTCATAAGAACGTCTACATGGTCCCTATCTTCTCCCTCTTTCAACGAATAAGGCATTTGAGACGTCGGAATAATGCGAGTAATAACCCCCTTATTTCCGTGACGGCCTACAATCTTATCTCCTATCTGAGCGGCTTCCTTCGTCTTAACATTTACAACGACGTCACTGCCGCGTTTATATACATCCGTGACAATACCCTTCGTTGGTTTGTCCCAACGAATCGCAGCGTCTGAAAATTTAATTGGGCGCCCTCGCCGAAAGGCATTGATTTGCTTACGGAACTTCGACTCGGAGGGTTTTCGAACAGCAAGAATAAGGGGGTCACCTTCGCTCACCTCCGCCCCGATCTTAATCACCCCATCGCTTCCAATCTTATCGATTTGGCCTTTTATGAATTCGTAAGGGCGTTGCGATAGATACTTTCCCTTTCCTATATGAGTATCCAAGTTCTCTTCGAGGTCTTTCTCATATAAGTGAAGAGACGTCAGCTTCTTGGCGGCGTCGTCAGAAATAACAATACCATCTTCAAAGTTATACCCATGAAAGGGCATATATGCAGTCTTAAGATTGGTTCCGAGAGCCAACTTTCCTTCGCGCGTAAAGGTTGAATCAGCCAAAAGCTGCCCCTTCTTTACTCGATCTCCTACCTTAACCTTCACCTCGGAGTCATAAAGAGTGTGACCCTTAAGAGGAAAGTCCCTATAAAACTGAACCTCGTGCTTCTTTCTACCTGACTTAATCACAACGGCGTCATGCTTAATCTCTACGACTTTTCCTTCGATAGGTGCCGTGGCCGATGCATACTTCCCTAAAATCTCCTCAAACGACTTTTCCTGGTCTGTCTTTACTTGGACTAAAGGGGCTTCTCGATTCTCTAGCGGAACGGCCTGCTCTTGCTGACGCGCAGCTGTCATGGCTCGATTGCCCTGATTATTTTGAAGGAAAGGTATTAGGTTAGACGCTACGCCAAAAAGGGCCCTAGGGCTGGGAATCACATACTCAACCTCGGAGGGAGGTACATGTACAATCTCACCTCCCCTGGTCGCCTTGATTAAATCCCCTCTTGGTGAGAACTTCTTATCCTTTCTGTCATATTGATCTGGGAAGGCTACGGTAGCTTCTGACATCTCCTCCGGTGTCAACCTAATACGCTCACCCGTAGAAGGGCGTTGAACAAGAGAGACAAGAGTATTTCCTTTCTTCCTTACTCCAAGGGGGAATGCCAATGAAACGCCAGTCTTCTCTCCCTCGGGCGTATGTATGGGGTCTAAAAAACCCAAATGAGAGGGATTAATAAGCTTCGCATCCTGGCTAATCGCGTGCGGAGATTTAATGCCCCCCTGCTCACCCATGATTGTGGTCTTAGACCTTCCGGCTAATATCTCAAGGGGGTTTACCTGTTCCGGTTGCGTTACAAGAGACGTCTGAAAAAAGCTATTGATCACCTTATCAAACTCATCACGATTTACAACGTTTCGAACCGACCTCTTGCTGTCAATCCTGCGTAGAATTCTACGCTTGACTGCCGAAGCTGCCTTCCGCAGTCTACCGTCTAAAAGGTCTTCAAATGAGTGAACACTTTGGTAGGTCAGTGCGTTCTTATCATCTGCCTCCTTAACTCCGCGTGAGATATCAAGAAGATTGGACGTCGACTGCAAAAGAGCAGAGGGAGTAACAGATGAGTAGGCCTTTCCGAGAGTTCTTTTTGTCGTATCTTCGCGTAGTTGCGTAGCCTTTAAAAGGTCCCCGAATAAGGAAGCATGCTCTTCTGGAGATGCCGGTTTTTTACCGTGAACGGCCTTATAGAATCGAGTATACGCCTGGTCCTTACCGAGCCGTTGCTTATTTTTCTTTAAAACCTCGGCTCCCCACCGCTTCTCAAGGTCGCTGTCGCTTACTCCCGCGCCTCGCAAGAGATGGTAAACGGGAATCTCGGAGTTCTTATGACGTAGGTAGAAAATCCCCTCTTCTGGCTTTAGGTTGAGAGAGAAGGTACGCCCGCCAGCGAGTTGGTTTGGATTAGCTAAATTAAAGTCGGCCAGCAGCTCCCCATTTCGGGCGACTCTATGGTAGACACCAGACTTCAGCCGCAGCTGGTTTAGTGTCTGATATTCATTTCCCTTAATGATATACCCATATCGCTTTGTCATTTTCGGAAGATGCATCAAAAGAATACGCTTTCTATCGATCTCCTTGCCGTCTCTCTCTAAGCCTAAGTCCGCGTACACAGGCACGGCCCAGGTAGTTTTACGCTTCATAGCGTTTCTCTGGGAACGCAAGTCGTTTACGTCTAACTTGTCGTCTACGCTAACTCCGTGCAACACCAACCGAGACTTCTTACTGCCTACAGGAAAGTAGTCCTTTACAGTTCCCTCAATCTTCTTTTTGAGCGTTTCAAACTGATCTTGGGGGGTAGTTAGCAGCATATGTGTACCAAGAAACCTTTAGTTATTCTCGCATAAGGAGAGTGACGGTAATCATCATCTCATAAGGAGGTCACCGTGAGTAAAAGTGTCGATAAGGACCTTGAAGATTCCTTGTTTCCCAAGAAGGTCCAACCCCCCAGTAAAAAGGAGAATAAAAAATAATGATTTGGATACTCGTTGCAATTAGTGCCCTACACGGGGTTTTAATAGGAATTTTGGACGCCTAAATTACAGCATCACTTCTTCTAGGAGGTCTTTGCTCGGGCAGGGGTTCCTGCTCGAGCGCCCTCTTAACAGTTAACTTTTGCCGGATCAGGTCGTGTAGATGAGGATTTTGCGTATGCATCTTACTTAAAACAACGTCCTGTTCCTGTGGAGCCATGCCGCCCAATTTTTTCGCCCAAGCATCCGCAAGATCAATAACGTTCACATGCGGCACTCCTGCTACATCCTCTACGCCCTGAGGGGGAGGTGCGGGAGGCTGACCGGGAGGCGGAGGCGCCCCCGCAGATCCCATCTGGTCCTGCTGCATTCGCTCTTGAGCCTCTCTCATTCGCTCCTGAGCCCTTATCTGAAAGCTGGTAGAAACCTCTTGAGCTTCTCCTTGAATCGCCGTCTTGTACAGCGTGTCTAGTTTCTGTACCTCTAAATTACGGCGCATCTCCTGCTCGATAATTTTAAGCTCCTGGAGTGAGTCCTTATCAAATTCAGAGAGAAGGGTTTTATCAGAAACCTTATTCATCTGGTTAAGAGATAGCAGGAGCTGCTTAGTCTGAACATCATCAGCCATCTTAAACGACCTCATATGCACAGAGATGGACTCCCAGTTCATAAACCGAGCCACGTTAGGGATTAAAAAGTCGCGCAGAAAATGTTCGTGGAGGTCTCTATAGGTCATAAACTGATTCTCGAGCATCCGGAGAGAAACACTTGAGCCGCTCCAAGAAAGACCACCAAATACGAACTCCTGAGGAACCCCCATGCCCGCGATGATGTGCTCTGACCAAGCTCTAATCTCATTTGTAAGCATTAGAGCTCGTCCATCTCCGCCAATACGTTGATGCCCTACAGGTAATGGAAGAATGGGTTTGTAGTTAGGGTCCCACTTCCACTTCACAATCTCTGCTTCAATACGCCGCTTCCAATCAGATAGATTGACGGTCAAATATGGGTTAGCCGTTTGGTCTACTGATGCAGGGTAGATGATATCTAACGGTACCAGGTGTTCAAGCATTACGGCTTCTTGGGCCTTCTTCATAACTTGCAGGTAGAAACTATCTTTAAGTGCTGGGAGAATCAGGGGGTAACCCCATCCTTCGTCATTTGCACTCAAAGATGGCGTGGGCGCCTTAAAGTGAAACACGTTGTCCTTGTGCAAAACTACGGGCCGTCGTACTTTCATAGCACGCATAAAGTGATCTGGGAGTTCCTCTAAGTACCTAAGTTTCTTGGAGAGCACCTTCTTTCGAACTTTCGCTGGAACGTTATACGCAAACTCTTTCTGTTGCGTAATCGGGTTAAAATCTATCTCTAGGTCCTGAGGATTCCACCGGATCAGCTTAATGTCACGATAAGATCTATAGTATTCATCTTTGACTTTGGCGGCGCCGTTATGCCCGCACTTTGGGCACATAAGAACATACTGAAAGTTCTTGAATTGCCACGCCTTCTTATACTCAAGACGCTTAATCCTCTCTTGATAGCCACACTTACACTGCAGATATTTATGGAAAGGGAACATTATAGAAACCACACAATTCCCATATCCGTAGTAATCTAGGCCAGCCTCTAGCTGAAACCTACCAATACTCAAAACACGAAAAAGAAGGTCTTCCCATCGGTCTTTATTTTTTCTGAATCCCTCGGGAGGCTCTTCCTCAATAATGATGTCTGTAATTGGATAAGACGCCATTTTCTTGGTAACAGCACTTACCAGAGGATTCACCAGCATATGATACCGACACCAGCGAAACAAATGTTTCACGGTGGTAGGCAGATTCATTTGCGCAACATCCCACCAGGCGGAGGGATAACGGAACGTATTGTTTGCCCCGTCCTTATTTGTACGAGGTCCCGAAAATCGACTGCCGCCGCCGCCAGTGAAGCTACCAAATGCCATTATGAACTCCTCTCACGCCGCGTTTTGATCCGAAAGGCTTTTTTAGCACGTCTAAGTTCCTTCTTCCGAACTTTCATCTCCTTGCGAGGAATGCCCTTGCCCGTAATACCTCTATGCCATTCATATTGCGTTATATTCTTTGCTACATGAGGAGCTGCCGCCATAGCGGCGCCCGTCAATGCCGTAATGGCCGCGGCCTTTCCTCGTTTAAGTGCTGGTTTTTTAAGCCTTTTGAGAACCTCCTTAACCCCCTTCTCATGAATTTCTCGGCGCAATTCTGGGCTTAGGGCTCCCATCTCCTTTGGCAAATTCTTGGCCACGTCTCGGACGGATTTAGGGCCCCTGGGCCCGTGACGCGTCTTCCGCACAACGCCCTTTATCAATGACCTTTTCCATGTAGCAGGAATACCGCTAACTGCGCTAACGTCCTCCGAGAGACTCTTCACTAACTTACCGCGGCCTTTCTTAGAGACGGCCGTCAAGGGAGACTTTCCTAGTACAAGACCAGATGCAAGACCTCCTATGGCGCCAATACCTACTACTTTTGGCACTTTATGTAAGTACGCAAGACGTCTATCATTTTCACCTGTTTTCTTATCATAAATACCGAGGTCTCTCGGGGCTGCCTTAAGACCAATCTCTACCGAGCTTCCCGAGTGGGGGAATCGTTTCACAGGGCTTTCTGCTCCCCAGGCATCTCTACGAGCAGCAGCTCCTATCTTCTCCAACTCTAAAAAGAACTCTTCATAAATCATAATAGTTCCTTCTGCTTCGCTACTTGGGCATTGTACTCTTCAAGAGCCTTCCGTACGCTAAGTACATTGTTTACTTGAACCTCAAGCGAGTTCCGCGGGCTTTTAATGTAACTTGTTTCCTTCTTTAAAAGGTCAGCTACCCCCTCGATATCCATCTTAATATTTTTGCGTGCATAGTAGGTATCTAGATCTTTGCGTGCAATAGACAGAGGCGGCTCCAGATACCACAATCCGTCATTAAGACACGCTGCTGCTATATACCCCTTTACCTCTTCGGAATATTCATGCGCGTCAAAAGCGGCTGCTACCGTTAGCGCAATAGCCATGTCTTCCGATTCGGGGGGCTGCACATAGCTGAAGATTGTAGGGACGCCCACCGCAGCTGCGCATATCTTCTCAAAGACTTCCCACTCAGTCCAAAATAGATCATTCGCGTGTAAAACGCGTAATGCCTGAATACGTTCCCACGTAGTGTCTCCGACAGTGCCAAAGTCGTCTGTAAGCTCCTCTTGCAACGAATTAGCATCCCAAAGCAAATACTCGGGGCCGTACTTATTTAAGAGTATCCGACTCAGAGTGACCATGTGCAAGCCGGTCTCATCGTCCAAAAGACCGGCAGTTCGGAGAAGTGGAGATGCCATTAGTTACCTACCGATGCCCCTGCAAATGTGTCTGACGCCAGACGCATGAGTATTTGCTTCTCGGGTCTAGGCATCGCCTTAAATTGTGCAACAGGGTTCTTCGCAAACTGGCGGGCAAAGTCTCCCCCAAAATGCATCTGCAAAGTATCCATACCCCTAGTAGCTAAAGCGCCAAGTTCCTGTTCAGTCACAGAGTCAGACCCTACAGTTAAATCGGGGTCTCGTTCGGACGCCGTCTTCTCGGAAGGAATCCCAAAGGTTGAGTACCAAGGGTCTGGAACTGACTGATCCCACATTGTATCAAGTCCATACTTTGTGTCAAAAGCAACCAAGGTATCCACAAACTCGGTGGGGCTTTTCTCTGGGATCATCTTTGCTAACTTGGTAAGGTCGGCATAGGCTGAATCCTCTGCACCTGCCCCCACTAGATGGTGATTCCGTATGTCTAGATAGCCTTGAATAGACGGATTGTACTCCATGCTAGCGTGTCGACGTAAATCCGTAGAAAGAGGTAGGCCTACTCTATTGGCCACGCTCGCTACCTTAACCGCATACTCTCTCCGCTCTCGTGGAGAAAAGCTCCCATGATTTTGTGAGAAGTATAAGTCGGCCGTCTTAACAGCTGCTGCGCTATCCAATGGATAGTATTTAGAGCCATCCGCTCTTTCTAACGCATAGTCCGCTGCTTCGGGTCGTTTACGCACGACTGGAGAAACCGTAAGATCGTCTACATAAACACAGTTTGATTCTGCATTTGAACCCGTGGCTAGCTTCTCTAAAAGCTGTGTTGTCTCCAAGCCAAACGCCTGGCATGCAGCCAAGAGGTTAGCAGCAGCGGTTTTTTGCGCCTCTGGAGGAAGATCCTGATGGGTATTGTGAAAGTATAGGGCAGACAGAAAGGTATGTCCCGGATCTGCTGTCGCGTACTTCTTAAGCTCCTTTCCGTTGTTAAGAAGGACCAGTGCAAACATGTTCGCAGGGCTGTCTTGCGAGATAGATGAGCTTGCCTCCTTAACGATAGAGGGGATCTCTTCAAGAGATGGGTAGTACCTTTTCAACAGATTTCCGTTGTCGTCAAAAAAGTCAAATGTGCCGGTTTCAAAGTTCATTCTTGTCTCCACCGTATGTTTAAAGCGGATTTTATCTCGCATAAGGAAGATGAATCGCCAACCCCGGTTTACGCCAAGGAGTAGCTGCATGAGTTTGTACAAAGAATTGGGACGTCCCGCAAGGGATAGGGAAGAAGAGTCCCCTTATAGTTTCTCTGGAACGCAGGAAAGAAGCAATCCAGAGAGAGGAAAGTTTCGTGTTCGTTCCGCAGAAACGAGAGAAAGAAGTTCGTCCTCTCGTAGAGCTAGTCACGATACTACTAGAAGACATCGAACCAGAGAAAGTAGACACCCGTCGGATAGAAGAGAGGATTTTGACCGGCCCAGGGCAGGAAATACTGATCGCTTTGACCGGCCTCCCGCTCATCCTAAACCGACCCATCATGGGGCGAACGTCCAAAATACGCAAGAATGGCATGCTCCTACAGTCAAACATGTTCTTATTGACTTGAGCCTTCGCTGTGTTGAGGTGGCGATCCCCGCGGTAATTGGAGCTATAGCCAGCGAAATTGGCTACTACTTCAAGTATCGACGTTTTTATCCAACTGAAAGTGTCCACTACCACCACCCAGAACCTCCTTCTAGGAGACAACGTTAAGCCAAGCTTCCCGAGCCTCCAAGTAAGTTCGAGAATACATTTCAAGGACTGCAGACGCTCTAACGAGTTCTTCCGAATTTAGCCCCTCATTCATACTGATCTTCGCCTGACATAAATCGTGCAGAACCTGAACAAGCTGTATCGCCATGTCCAACTTATCGACCAATGTTTCGTCTTGCCACGCATTGGCAGATGATTCTTCCATGAACATGTTATATCCCCAATACGGCAATTAGTAAAGTTGCTGAATTGGAAACTTCATGATAAAAAGACCCAAAGACTAGGAAAGGCAATGTCACAGACACTCGGCGAGCTGTTAAAAAATTTAAGAGTAGCGCAAGGGTGGAAGTTACAGGATGTCGTTGCCCAGTTCGGGGAAAGAGGCTGGTCCACATCAACCTCCGCAGTTTCCAGATTCGAGAATAATCACAGAACTCCATCAATAGAATACCTAAGTCAGCTGTTAGAATTATATGAAGCGGACGCGTCCACCCGTGCATTGGCTACACGACTTCCAGTAGAAAAAGTCGAGAGTGCCCCATGAAACTAGGACGAATTATTAGCAAAGCGCGACAAGAAAATCCGCGATTTAAAACAAAGAAATCATTAGCAGAAGCTGTAGGCGTATCTCTGGAATACATAAGAAAAATAGAATCTGGGGACTCTAGGCCCTCTGGTCGAATCTTGGAGGCGATTATCTCCGAGCTCGATATGTCTGAAAAACTAGAAAAGCGTTGCTGGAAATTGCTGGCAGAGCGTCAGTTAGATCCTATTACACGGCGACATGTGCGCCTGGATGGCACAACCAATGGTATAGGCCCTCTTGCAGCTAGGTTTGCTGCAGAATGGGTACAACAGTACTACGACATCTCGGAAGAGGATTGCAAGATTCTCAGGGAGGAGATTGTTCAAAAACTAAGGAAGTAAAATGCGCTTTAAAACGCTTTCGCCTCACAAGGGGTATAGAAGAGATTATCTCTGGCTACCCAAACTTCATATCAACAACCTGGCGGGCGTTAAGGCGTCATTAACCTTTCCTATCGCCAACAAAGCCTCGATACATTCCTGGAATGAAACAGAGCATCATCTGGTCGTTCCGCGTGAGTTCATACCTTTCCAGGATTATAAAGATCTTACCTTCGAGATAGAAAATGCCACTTTCAATTTCCCTAAATTAGACGGCCTTACCCTTAAATACAATCTTCGAGGTCCAATTCAAAGAATTGGATATAAAAGCCTGGTAGAAAAAGGAAGCGGTGTACTATCTCTAGCATGTGGTAGAGGAAAAACGGTAGTGGCCTTGCATGCGTGGGCCGCTTCTGCAATGCCTTGCCTTGTGGTAGTTGACACCAAGAACCTCCTGTACCAATGGATTGAGAGGATCGAAGAGCATACCAACATAAAGAAAGACGAAATAGGGATAATAGGCGACGGAAAACAGGATTGGGAACATCCCATTACCGTTGCCAGCATTCGCACACTAGCAGGAAGGGCGCGGGACTTCTCACTACCGGACGAGTTCGACAGCCACTTTGGGGTATCCATATATGATGAAGTACACCATCTAGGCGCTCCCTACTTCAATCAAACAGCTGCGGTTTGCAGAGGGCTTCGCTGGGGGCTTTCTGCGACACACGAGAGAGATGATGGACTTGACAATCTATACAAATATCACATTGGTCCGGTGGTTTACGAAAACCTAAAACAGGACCTTATTCCCGAGTGCTTCTTCATACAAACAGGTGTACAAATCTTCCCGAGCGAGCTCCGTAAGCTTGAGGTTAGAGGAGATATAAACTTTCAGCGCCTATCCCGGTGGCTTTCGGAGTGTAAGTCCAGGAATGAACTAATCTTCTCCTATCTAGACCGCTGTCGTGAGGAGAAAAGAAAGGTTTTGGTGCTGTCTCATGTAGTTGACCACGTAAAGCACCTATGGGAACAGAATTCTAAACACCTACCCAGCGGACTTATCTACGGAGACGTGCCGGGAGAAAAGAGGTCTGCCCAACTCAATGACTTCGACATGGTGTTTGCTACCACGCAGTTGGCGAAAGAAGCGTTAGATAGAAAGGACCTAGACACTATTGTCGTAGCTCTCCCCTTCCGAAAACGGGGAGTACTTCAACAAGTTATCGGCAGAATCCAGCGAGAGATGGCAGGTAAGAAAACCCCACTCGTCATTGTATTCGAAGATGAGTCCATAAGAACAACGAGTAACCAGTGTAGGTCTCTAAGAGCCTACTTAACTGAAATGGAATACCCCTGGAAGTTGGTGGAGGATTAATGGACGCGGAAAGCAAATGGAATGCCCTGGAAGAACTTTCCAGCAGTTTTAGTGACTGTACAATGTGTGGGCTATGCGACCCAAAAGGACGGGAGAGAAGAAACGTCGTGTTCGGATCTGGTGACCCGAATGCATCCATTCTTATTGTAGGTGAGGCGCCCGGCGAGAGAGAAGACGAGATAGGTGACCCCTTTGTAGGCCAGGCAGGTGTCTTACTAGACAAGTATCTAAAATCCTTCTGCGCGGACAGAGATGACGTGTTTCTATGCAACGTAGTCTGCTGCCGTCCCACCGAAGAGCACGACCCGCGAAAGAATAGAAAGCCGTCAAAGGCGGAGATACTCGCATGTAGGGAAAGACTAGATAGGACAATTGAAATAGTCGATCCTTATATCGTCGTACTCTTGGGCAGCGTAGCTATGAAAACGCTAACCAAAACTACGCGTGGAATCACCACGATCGCAAAAACTAAAGACCCTACCCGACTTACCTGTACAACAGAGGGCATATTCGGAGAAGTAAAAAGGCCCGCCATAGCCACGTTTCACCCTTCCTACTTACTGCGAAACGATTCAATGGCGGAAGGCAGTGACCTCCATATGACCTACCTAGCATTTCAAAGAGCCTTTAGATTGGCTGATTCCTTTAAGAAAATCTACGAAGGAATAGAGATCCCCTACAGAGGAGAAGACGATGAGTAAAGAAACTATACAAACAGCAGTGGACGAACTGAGCTGCCTATATGACTCTAGACGGGAACTAGACGGAATGTTGAGAGAAGAGGCGGCTACGACATTCGAGCAAATAGAGAAAATCAATACACGTCGACAAGAGGACCAGGACAAAATTGAATTTTTGAGGGCACAAATTGAAGAGACTCACCTCGAAATATCTAATGATCTAGAAGACGTACGACAAAAAATTACCGCTAAAGTGAAGGAGCTAAAGCGCGCATGTCAGGGCCTATCAATGAAGGAAGCCCAAGTCACTACCAACTTTCAAAGTGAAGACGATAAGCTCAAAATAACGGTCAAGAGAGTATCCATTATTACCTCGTATAAGGCCCAAGCGTTGCTTACGGAAATGCCTGATCTCAGAACCATGTGCTTGGATGGCGATAGCCTCATTCAAGAGGTCGTTAATCCTGACATTCTAGAGCGCCTTATCACCAAGGGGCTGGTCGATGCTGACGCAGTAAACAAGCACCGTATCCAAGCAAAGAAAACAACGGCAGCTGTCCTTATTAAGGAGATTACAGATGAATAGACACCCACAACGAGTAAGAAAAGCCGGCAAGGTTAATGGACTAGTAACGGCAAAGAGAAAAGCGGTAGAGGGGAAAGAGGAACTAGACGAAGAGATAGCCTCTCAACGAACAATATTCCCTGATCCCGACACGCTCCCAGAACACCCCGCGTACGTAGGAGTCTCCGTGAGTGTGGGGACAAAAACAAAATGGGCTTCCGAGTCTATCGATGCAGCCGCCTGGTGTACTTTACCCAGCGGTACGCATGCTGACGAAATACAGGAGACCTATGCAACCGCTAGGGAGATTGCACTAGAAGAGTGCAACAACTCACTTAACGCAGCAATAAAGAAGTTTTTCCCCGAGATGGGAGAGAAAGAATGACTAAGAAACTAGACATAAAGAACCTAGGATTTGATCGCCTAAGAATTGGAGAGATCCGCATAACGGACATCGGAGTTAATCCTAGAACAGTCGCCAAGTTCGCTTTTATGGATGAGCAGGGACACACGTTTGGACAATCGATGCTTTGGACATGGAGCCCTCGCAGCTTGGCTCTCTTGAAAGACTTGGTAGAGTCAGTAGAAATTGACTGCTGCACTACTCTCTGCAGAGTTCCAGAGGCCCCAGAGGACTTAAGTGGGCGCACTGACAACGCATTTCTCCACGACGCTCCAGAGTCCGAGGGAGGATGGGATGATGCAGAGGATGACATGCATATGGGGTAAGTCAGGAAATTCACAAAGAGATTGACCTCTGAGCGCATCCATCATACTGTGGAAAAACTGACACTCAACAAACCCAATTTATGTGCTTTGTAGGCTACAAAGTACCGCGTAGTAGTACGCACGGAGGATGGCATGAACTATGATCTGGCACTAATAGCGGCAGTGCTAGAGACCAAAGACTTTAATGATGCGATTAAGACCGGAGCGTCGGCAGATATTCTCGAAGGAGATGCCCAAATCCATTGGGATGTTCTGTCGGCTCACTACGAGCAGTTTCACGAAGTTCCATCTCTTGCTCACTTTAAGACACTCTCTCCCTCATACGAACACGAACTGCCGACCGATTCAATTGAAGCGATCGTGCATGAATTAAAGACGATGAAGTTAGGTAACGATATAGATCGTGCCATTCATCGTTTAGCCGAGGTCAACTCGGCAGACCCTTGGGAAGCAAAGAAAGCCTTTGTAGACTCCGCTGATCGTATAAACGTACGAAATCAACGGGGAAATACCGATCATGTAGTTGGCGCCGACAAAGAAAAAGTCATGGAACTTCTAAGACGGATTCGCAGCGGCGAGGGACTACTGGGACATAGATGGCCGTGGGACTACTTTAATCAAGAAACTCCTGGGATTGTCCCAGGGAACATCATCTATATGTATGGGAGACAAAAGAGTCGTAAAACGTTCATACTACTGTACATGGCCCTCTACTTCGCCTCGCAAGGGCTAAGAGTTCTATTCTTCACAAGAGAGATGTCAGCAGACGAGCTCAAGCTCAGAGCGTACGCCCTCGCATGCCAGTTCAATTTTGGAGAATTCCTGAAGGGTCAAATCTCAACGGAAGCTACAGAGATACTGGGCGAAGTAATGGACGAACTAGCAGCGTCTAACCGTTTCATTATCACCGACCAGGCCGATGGCATAGCAGGATATAAGGCTAAGGTGGAGGAGATCAAACCACACATAGTCATCCATGACTATTTCAAGGCGCTTGCAGATGACATGATGGGAGATAACTCCCGAAACGAGCATAGGTATGTAGCTCGCACAGTAGACTTATTATGCGACTACCATACAAAATCAGCGAAGGTGCCCCTAATCATGTGCGGGCATGCCAATCGCGAGGGAGCGAAGACCAATGGAAAAAGCTCCACGGAACATGCCTGGAGTGACCACATCACACGAAGAGTGGACATGGCCATTCGCGTAATGTGCAGCGAAGAGGAAAACAAAATTGCGCTGGTCATAAATGAGGGCCGAAACATTCGGAAGCATATGTCTATCACAGTGGACGGCAGTCTCTGTGATGGCTTTGGTACCCAGCTAGAAACTCATACAGACTGGCTAGATGGAATGGAAGACATGAAAGAGCAAGAACAAGCAAGCAAGAAACGCAACAATAAAGGCGAACAAGCAAAATTTAGCGTCAAAGATTTCAGCAAGAAACGGTTTAGGAGTAGGTAATGGAGGCGCAGGTACGTCGGGTCGCCGACAAATACCTGCAGAACGTGAGGGTAACGGGAGAAGATAACCTAAGAGCTGATTGTCCTCTCTGTGATAGACAAAGAACCTTTGTGGTTAGCATGAGCGAGGGAGTTTGGCATTGTTTCAAATGCCTTAAGGGTGGTACGCTTATCTGGCTCCTCAAATCACTAGGCCTCACGCATAAGCAGGTAGAACGATTCAGAAAGGAAATAGGACTTGCGCCACCGCTCCCTCTTGGACTGAAAAAGAGACTAGAGATGAAGCGCAGGGTAGTTCAGGAAATACCTGAATACATCCTAGCAGCCTATAAAAGTCCAGTTCCCTCGCTGGAAAAAGTAGGGTTTACACCTGAAACTTTGGCTACCTATGAGGTAGGATACGATAAACAGAACAAGCGCATAACGTTTCCTATACGAGACTACCTAGGAAGGCTTATTGCAATCAGCGGAAGGTCCGAGAATGATTCCACATTTCCACGGTATAAGGTATATGATTCAGACCCCCAAAAAGGCGGTGAGCTGGAGGGGATAGTCCAAAATTATCTCCCCCGAAATCGGGACCATCTATACGGGTACAACACAGTGTTTCCGTATAGATTTTATAACCCCGACACACAGGGACCCATAATTGTGGTGGAAGGCTTTAAGGGATGCTTATGGCTCAAGCAATTAGGGTTTGCCCATACAGTCGCGCTTATGGGGTACTCCATGACGCAAAAACAACGAGGACTGCTCGGAAAACTACGAGGTCCTTACTACATAATGCTCGACCATGAGCCAGGAAAATCCTTTCCGGACAAATTTGGGAGGTGCGCCGCAGTAAAAATATCAGAGCGGCTGTCAAAGCTGGGCAGAACTTATCTCTGCCTATACCCGGGATTCGACGACTCTAATCCCTACGCAAATAAAAAGGAAGGTACCAGTCCAGATGACCTGGATTACTCCGAAGTTCAAGCAATGATCACTAACGCAAAAACCACAGCACAATTAGCTGCAAGACTCACAAACAATAGATGGAGCCGACAATGAGCCTAAACGCATTTAGACGAACCCTTAACCGCAGTCAAAGCACGAAACCTCCCACCGGGCGGGGGCCTTCTAGGCAACCGTGGGCACTTAAACAGTTCTCAATGGATATAGGAGAACCCCCAGCAAAACTACGGGTTATCGCTCCTGGTCCAGATGGATTTTTCTGCTCCAATTCACACTTTGTAGGACGTAATCGAAGATGCACACAGGATATCTTCGGAGGTAAGTGCGTCTATTGCCATGAGCAAGCCCGCGCCAAAGATAAACAAACTGCTCGAGACTTGAATAAGCGCTTCAAGTACACTCTTGAAGTAATTGACTTCCGCTATCACCACATTGTGGAGGAAGAAGTCAAAGGGGCCATGCGCAATGTACTCAAGCGATGCGCGTCAGATGATGTAGATCCAAAGTTCAAACGTGGCCGCGGATGTAAATATTGCTCCTCCTCAAAAGCTTCCGAAGCAGAACGACATGGGCCCGCTAGAAAAAGGTGGGAACTTAGCAGTAAGGGCTTTGAAACAGTAAGTAATCTCAATCGAGAACTCGCGGGACATGCAACCGCAGACGGCGAGGTTTACGATGCATACACGGTTGGATTCGAATGTGCAGAGTGTAGTGACCAATGCGATATCGAATTAGAGGGCGAACCTGTCCCTTTCGATGAAAAAGCACTTGCGAAAATTGAACCCGATGATGTCGAAGCATGGGCAAATAGAGAGTACAAATGCGCCTGTGGATTCACCGCACTCCCTAAAGAGACGTGGATAGCAGTCAACGGGGATGATGAAGAAATCCCGGGGGCAGAACGTCTTGGTATCTTCGAAAAATCAATCAGAGTCGACGTTAATGGCGAAAAGGGCAGAGACGGAAAACAGTATCGTACCTACCACACCAGCGATAACAAAGACTTTGATATATGTCCTATCGACGTAGAGCTAGAAGACTATGTCAATCAAGATGAGATAGAAACTCTGATGAGGCCGATAAGCTTTGAGAATATCTATCGACCTGTTTGGGATATCAAACAAGAAGATCACGTAAATCAAGAAGAGTACATTCAGTCCGTTCTAGACGCACAGGCTGAGGTACTAAAAATCGAAAACCCGTACAAACCAGACGGCTCTCCGAAAGGAAGTACGTTCGGTGGTTTCCGCACACGGAGGTAGGCCCTAGTGGCCCCCTCCGTTGTGAGGGGGTCCGGAGGACCTAATGTCAATTCTAAATATAAATTCTGCTACGCAAAAAGTTCTAGGAAATGCTGCTATGTCAATCGACGGAGACACCGTATACCTACAAAGCACTGATAAGGCATGGAATTTAGCTCTCGCCGGCGGATCTCTCGATCTCCCCGACCAAATACTAGACCTTCTAGAGGAGTTCCCCCGTGTAGACTGGAAAATATTAAATGCGCGGACCATCGACGTAGAGGTAGGAAAGTTTGCCCCCGAAAGAGGTAGAGCGTTCCTCCCTATTGAAATACCCAACACATGGTCATACGTAGGGACACGTACCGCGGCTGAATACTTGGAGAAGCGTTTAGGCTGCTTAACGGAGGACGGGATAAATATTAACGCGCGTATACGAAACGCGGACTTGCGAGTCTATTATGGCGTTGATCCTGACCACGCAGCTAGACGAGAAAACCATCACGCAATACCTCGAGGACAACAAAAGTCCTATGCATTTTATGTGGGCGAGAGGGTCCTATCAATAGATGCCAATTTGGCTAATACATTCATAGAACTTGGTATGGATCTTAATGCCCCATTCGAAGGGGCCAACGATGCACCCCCCTATGTAGGAGTCCTAGGAGATTCCGGGAGCGCAACAGTCTACGGTATTCTGACGCCCACCAAGCGCAGCGGAATAGTCAAAGATGCTTACCACAGGAAAATATTCGGCGATGCAGCCGAGGTCAGTTGGGTGTCAGAGCAAACAGCCTGGCGTCAATTAAAAGATGCTCACTTATATGCTCCTCCCATTAATTTAGAGAGCATAGAGACATTCCTAGACGCGCTACAGGCACACAGAATCCAGTTTGCAATCGGTGCTCTCCGCTGGGGGGGTATCGAGGACGAAGAAATCCTTCGGGTTATGAGAGACGCAGCTGAGAAAGCATTGGTAGACACACATCAAGGACTCTTGGAAGAGATTAAAACCCTACATAATCTGACCAGACGCCCCCTTGAATGGGAAGTAAAGCGTCTCTGCGAAAAAATGGAATCACTTCAAGACGCCTTAGGAAATGAACTAGACCTTGGGCTACTTCCAAAGCTCGTACAGAAAGCCGGGAGACCAATATGCGCTTCGTAATTATGCCTTCTACTCCAACCTATGTTCACGATCAGGCCATGATTGAACAAACGATACGCAGGTGTCAGGATTCAAAACTCCTGGGAGTAGATACAGAAACACTAGGTAAAAAATACACCAATATGACAGACCAGATAGTCGTTTTGGGCCTATCTCCAGACGATGAATCTCGCTACATGATCCCACGAAAATACCTTCAACATTTTAAGTGTATCCTTGAAGATGAAACCATCCCAAAGGCCCTTACAAACATAAAATTTGACGCGCATCGTTTCGCGAATGCAGGGATTTCATTAAAAGGCGCATGGGCCGACACTGTAGTTTTAGACTTCTTACTAGACGAGGACACCAGAGAAAACAAGCATGGACTTAAGCCGTGTGCTCAGGATTATCTGGGTCTTCCAATGGCTGAATACAAAGAGTTATTCGGAAATGACGATATCAGCCAGATACAGCCCGGTCACCCTAAGTGGAAACAGTTCCTAGATTACTCCACACTCGACCCTTGGGCATCTAGAAAGGTAGCGATCTACTTACTAGAAAAGCTCGCGGAGATACGCCTATGGCATGACCGAGAAATTACGCTTGCCGACCACTATTGGGAGGTAGAGGAGCCACAACTAAAGTGTCTCTATGCGATGGAAAGAAGAGGAGTACGGGTAGATGCCCAGCACCTAATCTCTGTAGGGCAGCGGCTCGAAGTTGAAATGAACGATATTGCGGCAAAGCTTAATGCTGCAGTAGGGCGTCCCATTAATCCCGATAGCCCTCAACAAATAGGGGCATACCTATTTGACACCATTGGCTTAAGCCCGATGGGCTATACAGACACAGGAAGACCAAAAACAGACCAAAACACTCTCTCTTACTTTGCCAAGAAAGGGGTAGAGGAATGCGCACTAGTACTCGCCTACAAAAAGGCATCCAAGATGAAGGGTACATACTGCAAGGGGCTTCTAAAACTAATCCACACTGACGGGAAAGTTCATACTACCTATAGTCCTACTAAAGTCACTGGACGATTAGGATCACAAAAGCCTAATCTCCAAAACGTCCCTCGCCCAGACTGGGATAGGCATAACATTAGAGAAGCGTTTATCCCCGACGAAGGGCACGTATTCATCGTAGCTGACTACTCCCAACTGGAAATGCGTGTGTTAGCCGAGGCGGCCAGTGAGCACTCAATGATAGAGGCAATCCGTAATGGGCTAGATATGCACTGTTTTACCGCTTCTATGATGTTTGATACTTCCTACGAAGAGATGTATCAAAAAGCAAAAGTAGAAGGAGATCCTGCCTGGGGTGCTAAACGTTCGGCTGCCAAAGCAATCGGCTTCGGTCTTGTCTATGGCAAAACTGCCTACGGACTATCCGCGGACTTAAAAATAAGTCGGGAAGAGGCAGAGGAATTCATAGAGAAATTCTTCAATGCGTTCCCGGGCGTCCGTACGTACATCACGTCATATATCAAAGCGGCCAAGCGATTTGGTTACGTTCAAACTATCCAAGGCAGGTTCCGGAGGCTGTCTAAAATAGGTAGTCCGAACCCTCGGGTAAGAGCTCATGCAGAACGCCAGGCCATAAACGCGCCCATCCAGGGCAGCGCGGCCGACATTGTAAAGAATGCGATGATCAAGATCTCGGTAGACGGCGAACTTGAGCATCTAGGGTTTCGTCTACTAATGCAAGTTCACGATGAACTTATAGGTCAATGCCCAAAAGAAACTGCTCAAGAGTGCGCCGAGATCATCAAGCACTACATGGAGAATCCATTCTTAGATCCCCTATCTGTGCCCCTCGTCACAGAACCCAAAATTGTATCGAACTGGAAGGAAGGAAAATGAAATCCAAGAAAGAAACAGCAAAAGAAGAGCCGATGATGGAAAAACGCGCAGTCGTACAGACCCAAGCAGAAAAGAAAGCCCATGACAAAGAAGCAAAAAAACACGGGCAGGTATCTACGGGAGGAAAGCAATGAGCCGGAAAAAGAAAACCTCTGCTGCTGACCTACGAGCAAAGCGAGAGGAAACTATAGCATCTATTGTTGCTAGAACTCGGACTGCGTACGGAGAGGACTCCTTAGGTACCCTAGAAGGAAAACATGCACTAAAGAGCCACAATGACGGGGCCATATCTACTGGGTCAATTGGGATAGACAAGATACTTGGCGGCGGTCTTCCAAGAGGACGGATCATAGAAATATATGGGCAGTACGGAGGAGGTAAGACAACTCTCGCATTGCATGTAATCTCCGAGTGCCAAAAGTCAGGTGGAATTGCTGCATTTATCGATGCAGAGCATTCATTGGATCCCGTGTATGCGGCCGCATTAGGGGTTAACCTGTCAGAACTACTGTTAGCGCAGCCCGAAAGCGGTGAGCAAGCACTGCAGCTGCTAAAGACACTTGTGTCCTCGGGAGATGTGCAACTTGTTATTGTAGACTCCGTGGCGGCATTAGTACCTCAAGCGGAGCTCGCTGGAGATATCGGCGACACACACGTAGGATTACAGGCGCGTCTTATGAGTCAGGCCCTTCGCATTCTCACTGCAGAGGTCCAGAGCACCAACACCTGCGTCGTATTTATAAATCAGTTGCGCTCAAAGATTGGAGTGCGCTTTGGCAGCCCTGAAACTACCCCAGGAGGTAATGCACTAAAGTTCTACTCGTCTGTTCGAATCGATATTCGACGTATCGGAGCTCTCAAGAAAGGGGACGTGGATATCGGAAATCGTGTCCGTGTAAAGGTTATGAAGAACAAGGTAGCTCCGCCCTTCCGCAAGTGCGAAATAGACCTCGTATTCGGTGTGGGAATCTGTAAGGGATCAGAGCTGCTCGACTATGGAGTGGTTCAAGGGATCATAAACAAAAAGGGAGCATGGTACAGCTTGGCTACTGGAGAGAAACTAGGTCAGGGGAGGGCTCCCGTGATTAAGCAGCTCCTTACATATCCAAAAGTGGTCGATGAAATACGAGAAAAAGCCATGAGTGACTCATGATTGAGGGGCCTTACTCTGACGTACAATGTCGTAAATGCGGAGAGACTGGCATTGTACGTATTGGTCGCCGACTCAAAAACGGTCAATACAAAGTAAAGGACTTTATACAACACAAACCAGACTGTGCAAACGTGGGTACCTCGTCGCAACCTAGGCACTTACGAAAGAAGGGATGGCGACCCCAAGAAAAGCGAGCCAACAAACTAGTTGGCGCTAGAGCAACTCCCGCTTCGGGGGCACTTAATCAAGATGGGGATGGCAGAGAATTTCATGGCTGGCGCGTCGAAGCCAAACAAACCACAAAAGCCTCATACACACTTACTCAAAATGTATGGCAAAAGCTGACGTACGGCGCGCTTAGCAACGGAGAAGAACCACTTCTACACGTGGAGAGTAGATCTGGTCACTCTACAGAGAGAAGAGTGGTCATTCTAGCTCCTATGTATGAAGCACTCCAAGGAACCCCCTCCTCGATAAAGTCGATGGGAAGAGTCAGCACCACTCACAGAATTGGCGGCTATGGAGCGGGACCGTTCAAAGTTGAACTAGACCCACCTGGCGTCGAAATGGACGAAGGATATTTTCGCCGCTTAAAGGAAGAATACGATGGAAATAGTTGATAAAGTCTATGAGAGTCTGCAAGAAAATATAGGGAACCCGAAGGAGATCTGGGTCGAAGACTTGATCTCAGTAGGCTGCGGGTATCGTCACTGGCTTACTTCACAGGAAGGTAAAAATCTTACGCCAAAGGAACTCTTACTAAAGGAAGTATCTTCTAATATGAAGGCAATGGTACGCGGTTACCTTGCAGACTGTTTCCCCGAGTTTCGCCAAGGAGCAACAAAGATACTGGGGTATCCGGTCCATGCGGACATCATAGGAAAAATAGGAAATACTCTTATAGAGGTTGTTCCCGTCTCTACCTATGAGTTTAAAACAGGAAATCTGCCTAAAAGAGTCCGGATGGCGACAGCAGTTAAAGCTCATTTGTGGTGGGCCAAAGATGCCTATGTGATCCTCATTGATAGGGATAAACAAGATTGGGCTTCGTGGAAGCTATCCGGAGACTTCTCTGAAATAGGTAATCTAGTCGAAAAAGAAGCTGCGTTTATCGCGGGTTTATACACCGAAGAGTCTGCAAAGATAGGTACTGCAGACGTAAACACCTGCCGCCGCTGCCCCTTCAATGGTAGATGTCTAGCGGATAAAGTGGATTCTCCTGCCCCTTACCCCGATACAACTATATCTTCTATCGACCCGTGGATTACTCGTGAACTTGACAAGTATCTCTATGACCTAAACAAACGAGGAAGGTCGTTCATCTCGGGAAGAATAAGCCCTTCTCACTTCTCTATTACAGAGTGCGATAGATCGGTAGCATATGGACTTTTAAAGACCCGCGAGAAGCCCAGCATTGGGGCCAAGCTCCGTCGTATCTTCGATACAGGGCACGCAGTCCACGACGTTATTCAAACCGCGTTGGCGTGGGCGTTCCCTGCGTTTCAAGCAGAGGTTCGTATGAAGATGCCCGAGTATAGAATTAGCGGAAGCTGTGATGGAGTACTAGACGATGACGGATTTGAAATCAAGAGCATCGGCAGTAAGGGGTTTGATACCCTAACAAAGATTAAGAAAGACCATAACAAACAAGCAACCCTTTACGGAATTGGGCTGCAACTTAAACAAATGAATTATCTATATGTAAATAAAGAAACGGCGGACATACAGTCGTTTAAAGGGCCGCCAGACAGGCAGCTTTGGCATCAAATGGCCGATCGTGCCGAAAACATCATAAAAACCGTAGACTCTGATGAACTACCTCCGAAGTTGGAAGGGAAAGAATGGGCGTGCAAAAAATGCGGATACGCATGGAAATGCCGACCGGAGCTTATAGGAGTCACACGAAAGTTTAGAATTAGGGGGCAAGCATGAGTAGATTTCCTGTTCCAAAAAGCATTGATATCGATGAGATTCTGGAAAACTATGGAGGTATTGCAGACAAAGTAGAAGAGGAACTGTGGAAACGCGGTATTGGCGAAACATTACCTGCGCCCTCATGCCCTAGAGACCTAGACGCTCTGATAGAGTACAACTCCCTTCCAGATGGCTCACACGGGGAGCCTCTTATGCCAGAGGACTTAACGATACTCTCTGATGCAGCTACGGGTCAGTACTTTTCCTTGTTTACCCATTGGGCTAATTACCTTCAGTCTGAAACTACCAGAGAGAAGGGGCGCCTGGACGTCCTGACGCAGACACAAAAGGTTTTATCAGCAGCTCTCAGGGTCTGGTACAAAGAGGAGGTAGGCCTATCAGCTAATCTGTCAGACGATAAAGTAATTACTGATGACAGGTGGCTAGAGGTCAATCATCTAGTGACAAAATCATCTCTTCTCTATAAGGAGCTAAATTGCCGTTATGAGCAAATGAAGCGAATTCTCAACAATATCAGTAGAGAGCAAACACGTAGAGCAGAGGAAGTAGAACGCTCCCGACACTCCCCAGACGGGAGAGACCCCTCCTGGAACCGCGGGAGTAAAAAGTCACGGTTTAGGACAAGAGGTCGATAATGGAATCAATCTCATTTCGATTTCCCAAGCTGCCCGTATCAGTAAATCGTCTGTACATATACCGAGGAGGTAGGAAAATCCTATCGCCTGCAGGTAGGGCGTATCGAAATGAGTTCATCTCCAAATGCGGGGGGATTAGCCAAGCGGAATTAATGCGATTTAGCGCGAATAAGGAAAGTGCGTATCAAATTCACATCTGGTACTACATACCATTTGAACGTCTTTACAACATTCGTTACGGATCGGATAAACGTGTAGCTTCTCCCTTTGCAGACATCGATGTAGACAATATGGCGAAGCTCATTATCGACTGTATCGCACGCCTGGTCGGCATACGCGACAAAAACAACTTCACTGTATGCCTCCACAAGAGAGAGGCTCAAGCTAATGAGGAAGTAATCGCAAAGCTTCTACCGATAAATTTAGAGGATGACCCCTATCCAATAGAACACATACAAGGAGGATCCAATGGCTAGAAAAAAGGAGAAGGAAATAGACGTCCTCCGACTTCCCGAATGCAGCAAAACCGAGCTCGTACAGCTCGCACATAGAATTGGATTGCCTAGCATAAATAAGGGAATGCTCGAAGATGACATAGTATCCGCTATCCTCGGAGAAGAGGTAGCAATTAACGACGGAATTGAAGATGTACGAGGCCGCGTATACAACTACGTGAAGGCCCACCAAACTTCTCTTCTAACAACAAAAATGGATTGCGATGCATACTGCCCAAACTGCCCGCAAGACAAAATGATTTCTTGTTTCACGGTCAATGAAGACCTCATAGAAAATTACGAAAGAAAAAGGAGTGAGTAATGATTGATGCAAATACCCCCGTTGAGGAAGTCGGAAATAGTCGCGCAAAGATTGTGTGCCTAGCACAAAAAGTCTTTGATAAGACAGAAACACAGGCGGTGCGTGCCTTTAGTCAGTTCCGAACAAAGTCAGATATTGCCGAGGTTATCGAAGCCAAGAGAAACAACATCTTTGACTTCGGTATCTGTATACGAAAAACGGCGCCAAACTCCTTCATGTGGCCGGCTGCAGATGTTGTACTCAATTGCATCCAGAAGGCTAAAAACGGGGAAATAGACGAAATCGATCTAGAAAACCTAGGGCTAGAAGAAACCGATTTGGAGAAACTGCTTATGAATGAATCTGCGACCAAAAAGAAAGCTCCCGTAAAACGACGAGGACGTAAAAAGAATAGTAAAGCAGATCCTATTGAATCTCCTGTCGAAGAGGTGCGTGCAGCAGAGCAACCGGAAGAGGATGTCAGTGTAGAGGAAAACAACGGAAACCTTGAGGCAAGCCTGGAGAATGCGTTCACAACGCTAGACAGTCGGATTGAAAAGAATTCCGATGCTATGCATGCGAAATTCGACGCCCTGCACACAAAAGTCGATGCTCTATTCCTCGCGCTTAAAGGGATGATTGGTATTGTAGAAACCACTCATAGAAATACTCTTGCACTAGCGGCAAGGCAAAAAGACTTCGCAGACGGGGTCTCATACGTACTCTTACAGAGCGAGGCCGAGACAGAAACAGATATTCATCAGATCCCAGATGACGCTCTCAATGATGTAAGAGAGGCCTATGGACAAACTCCGTTGGAAGTTCCCGCAGACAGCGAAACAAACATCCAAGCACAAGAGCCAGAGTCCCCTATTGAGGAGGAAGTAGTCGAAGACGCCCCCGCGGACAATGGAGGAGACAATATAGTTTTCTACACTAAAGAGCAGCTGACCAAAATGGATCGAGATGAGATCGTCGCAATTGCCGAAAGAATTGGAGTGGCTAACTCCAATAAGGTTCCCTACACAGGGGTTCTAATTCGAAAGATTATCAATCTACAGGTGCAAGAGTAGCCACAATACAGATGCAAGAGTAGCCACAAGACCGGGGAGTAGAATACGCGCTATTCCCCGGTCTTCTTTTTCCGGCTAGTCGTCTTCTTTTTAACCGCTTTCTTTTTTCCTGCTCCCTCTCTCCGAATTCTATTTTCCATTGCCTTTTTCATAATGGGCATCAGAAGATCATTCGGCAAGGTAAGCAGTCCGTGTATCAGATCCTGTATCGCAGGGTCTTGTTTCTCCCAAAGGCGGCCAAACTTTTCCGCGGCCTCTGCCTGGTCTTGTCGTAACTTCTTCGCAGATGTCTGTGCGCTAGATAACGTGCGCCGACTCTTCTTTACGAAAGACTCTTTCTTAAAATCATAAAGACTCTCGCCAGGAACGAATGTCTCCTGGGCCTCAATAATGACTTGTGCACTGGCGTCAGAAATCCCAAGAGTACCCATTGTTCGAATAAGTACTTCTCCTGTTTTCTTTTCTACGAGATATCTAAACATGGAACACCACTAAAGTATATGACTGTGTCTGTAGGCTTAATCCCACCGGAACAAGAGAAGTAGAACTGCCAGACATAATGATACTTCCTGCATTCTCTGTGATATGCAAACTATGCCCTCCTCCTGTGTTGATATTTGACCAGAGCACATTCCCCGTGGAAGCAGTAGCGGCAAAGACTATAGCCCCCTTGATAAGTCCCGCTATACCGTGAGCAAATGAAGTGGCTCCGCCAGCAGAAAAAACACCGGTGTACTCAGTCCACTGCAAAGGCGCAGGAGTAGTAGGAGTAAATAGCCCCGTGCCAGTATTCATCGTCCCAAAGGCTATCCCTGCGACGCCTGGGCCATACACTCCATTACCACCTGCAAATAAAACACCGAAATTAGGTGCACTTTTACTATAGAAAATAAGGTCGTCGCCCAGTACTTTAAGTCCCCAACCAAGCGCGATAGCAGGAGTTTCTGCAATGCTAACGAGGCCACTCGCATCCACTGTAAAGTTAATATTTCCGGGGTTTTGCCCTATCTGCAATTCATCTGTCGCAGTCGGCCACCCTGGAGATACTGTATTAACTATCACCTCTGGTCCGTGAACTTGCGTATCCACAGTCTGACCGCCGTCGTAAGCCCCCTGTAGAGTTGACACGCCGGGAGGGCCCTGGCCACCCACAACGTTATAGAATGTGATCGTTTCACCACCGGCCGCAAACGCGGCATCGGTAAGAATCGTATTGGACAAATCCCCAACTGCCCCGACTTCTGCGTAGAAGTCCCCCGTTGGAATACCTGCACGTAAGCGGAGCGACGCGCCCCCGGCGGCGGGGCCGACATATACCGCGAGTTGATTACTTCCTACAATATAGTCAAAGGGTACCGTATAGCCAATAGCACCGCTTCCCGCTACGGTATCTCGATCGGACGATCCGAACAAACCGCCGAGGGACTTCACCTCGCCGTCCCCGATAACTGTTCCGTCCGCTACATAAAATCGATCATCCGCTCCTCGGGCACCCAAATATAGACGGTCATCATCATCATTAGTAACGCTGGACAGAGGGAGTACCGTCAAAGTAACGACACCCGCAGATGCCCGGTCAAGGACTATGTAGATGCCGTCCCCCGTATTTATGATATTGCCGATGACTCCCGCGACAATAGTAAATGTTCCAAGTCCCCCCACAGTCACGTTGATAGTATCGCTCCATGTAAGAAACGAGGTTCCTGCATTCCACGCCCAAAGACCTCCATCGGATAAAAACGTATTTCTATCCTGACGTGAAACAGTTTGAGAGCCTAGGTCTTTCCCTTGATTTCTATTAATTCCTCCTGCCATTACCAGTCTCCCATACTATCTGCTGCCGTCATACGGCCCTCCGAATAGCCCACAACTACGGCACTATCAAAATTCGCGTAAGTGGAGTCCAAAGAGATTTCAAATGCCCGATCTCCTCCAACCGCACTAGACTCGGAGAGGTTTACCTCAATTTCAAGAGTTATGCGCCCAGTTGTGGCGCCCGTTCCGGGACCCGTAAAAGTATAGCTACGGCTACTCGATGAGTTAATTTGCCGGGTACCCATCCCGAAAGAAACGGCACCCGCAGCGGTAGTGGTTACTAATGTAAGTTTAATTCTTACTCGAGTAACTCCTGTGGCAGGAAGGCTAATGGAACTCAGTGACCCCAGCTGAACTGTTTCGTACGACCCAGTGGCCTTGCCCGCAAAGTCGGCAGTAACGTCCAAAAAGTCACCAGATAATGAGACCCAATTACCCTCTTTTGTGAAAAACTCAAAGTCGTTTCCAGTTGTTTTATAAACACTAGATAGGAATTTATAATCAGAGTCGTTTGGGTGAGACCCGTAAGAAGCCATTGTCGGGGGAGTTTGATCAAACACTAACTCGGGCTGGCCTCCCACCAGTCCGCCGGGCCCGAGATAAAGGTACTTCCAGGCATCGCTGCCGCCAAGACCATCAGGACCTATATCAAATGTATTGGCTTCTATATGAGCATTTCCGGCCTCAAAAGAAGTGCCACGCTGCCTATAAATCACTCCGTTGGAACGAAGGACCCCTCCCGCAGTCCGGACTATCGGGGCAGAGCCACCTCCGGACGCGTCCGTGTCAAAGCACCAAATCAAATCAAAACCGTGTATAAAGTCGGAATCATTTAGTGTTGCAATCGTATTAGTAGCACTAGGGTCTTGCATCCCTGCAAACGCATCTGACTGGTCTGCATCCACGTCATCCAGGTCTACTAAATTCTCTACATCATTATTAAAAACAAACTCATCTGCTGTAGTACTATTATCCAGTGTGATCTTAGTGCCGCCACGCAACTTTAGTACGCCCGTTCTAGCGACAGCGGCCCCGTCAGGATCCTCCAAGCTCGCCACCCCTGCAGTAACGCTCGCGGCAATAACGACAGAGTTGTTCCCCAGATTTTCCGTAAGCGTTATATTCGCACCCTGCTCTAGTTTGACGTCACCTTCTAATGCAGTGCCTCCTAGTCGTCCTACAGACTCAACGGGACTAGGTCCCTTACCTTGGAGACCTACAAAGGTCTCCAGATGGTCCGTAGCCGCTGGCCAAGTAAAAGGGGGACTATGAGATGCTGCAGGGTGGAAAAGCGGCTCTGCGACGGCCTGGCCGTCTGCAAGCCATATAATAGTATTGCCGGTACCGTCTCCAGTATCTTGTTCGACGTATTCATCATCTACATTCAGCGCGCCGCCTACTAGTCCCCCAGCTCCTGGGTAAGTGCCTCCACCCCAATGAGCCTCGGAACCCTTGGCCTTGACGCCGTTACGATACACCATCAGAGATCCCGTTCCCACGACGTAGGAACGTGCAGGGAAAGTACCTCCCTCGGTTAAGTCGGTGACCTGTGTTCCCGTCCCATCTTCATAGTAGAAGAATTGTACTCCAGATTGAAGTCCTCCTAGAAGGACGCTATCCCCATCAGAGAGTGCGGTGCCATCTGCCAGATAGATGCGATCATCGGCCCCTCGGATAGCTAAAACGTACCGGTCATCCGCATAAGGAGAAGTACCTCCAGGAACAGCGCCAGAGATTGTAAGCGTTCCACTAATGTCGATAGTAGCTGCGCCGGGTGTGCGGTCTAGGTCTACATAGATAAGATTATTAGGGGGCACAACTGCACTGTTCGCCAATATAGTATTATCGCCAGTAGCCGTTGCCACCTCAATAAAGAAGTCATCTGCCCAAGTTAATGTAGAAGTTCCGGCGTCCCATGTAATGATTCCGCCATCGGTCAAGCGAATCATTGAGTTTTGAATCAGATTCTCATGGACAGTAGTTAGCTCATCCTGTTGTCCGTATTGTGTATCTGTATAGCCATTATTTATGATCGACTCTCCGTCGAGAATACGCCTCCCATCCCAAAGAATCAAATCATTTCCGTCTCTATAAGCCAGAACCAAAAAATCTAGTCGATCAGCGTTACCGGTAAGTAAGGTCAGGAAGTTAGCAAATGTATCTGTGGCTATACTGCCGACTATACTGGCCCCGCTTGTCGTACGATCTACTTGAGCGTAAAGAACGTCTCCGCTAGCTGCGATAGCGAAATTGGCAGCTGTTATTACATTATTGGACGCGCCGGCGATTGTGTTTGCAAAGTTAATAACTATGGTAGATGTCCAAAAGATTCCTA